TTCCGTGTCATAGAACTGATTACCAAGAATTGAGTTTTTAGATGGTGAAGATCCCCCGTAAGGATATAGATGAATACCATAGTCAGGAGGTTGATAGAAAAGGTTATCTGAGATGATATTCCGATATGACGCACGGCAAATTCTTAAATAGGAACTTTCAAAAACGTTGTTTGAGATGAGAGAATCAGTTAAATCATAGAATATGGCATAGCCAGAATAAGGTAAATGGGAAAGAATGTTCCCAATAAAGACATTCTTCGTTCCACTTCCTGTGACTTTCAATATTCCCATCTTGCATCCCCTCATAACCAAATAATTCGCCGAAGAGAATGAAATTTGTAACGCGTTCACATTTGTTATTCTAATATGATCTCCATATAAATGAATATTTCCCGTAGAAGAGAAGTCACGCAAGAGCAGGTAATCAGTTTTCGCACTCAGCCCATAGATTGAACCTGTAATGGTAGTTGAACCCGGTCCCATGCCACATATGGAAAGGTTGTTATATCCAGAAATGGTTATATAGTTGGAAAGATTGAAGGTTCCTTCTGAAAGGACGATTCTTCCGCCTGTATTGGATAAGCGAGAAATGGCGTCATTAATTTTTACCTGGTCGTTTGTCCCGCCACAAACAATGTCAGCCTTTTGCTTTGAAAAGTTTGATGCGTTTGAAGCGGCAATAAAAATTGTTGGCCCGGCAATTGAACGATATCTTGGACGAATATCTTTAAGAATATATCCTTCAGTTGGATAGGAATCCTTTTCATTGAAATTGACAATTTTTGTCATACCTGGTTTAAGATAAACTTGTGCTAATGGGAAGGCTCCAGGGGGCAGGGCAGGAGCGACTGGTGTGGCTGATTCTGTCCCTTCAGCAATCGCTGGCTGACCAGCAGCTGAAAGGTATAAAACATCTATCCTTGGATAAGTTGAAGGTGCGGAAAATGGTGGCGAAGAAGTTTCTGTAAGTTCTAATAATCCACCATTAAACCACACACCAGCATAGTAGTCTTCGCTACAACTGGCATTTATCTTTAGCGTCATTCCAGGCGTATTTTCCGCCTCAACTCGTAATGCCTTAGAGTCTCCCTGAAACAAAGCATTAAAATTTCCTCTAACCTCAGCAGAAGATAACGATGAAAGTTCTTCTGGAACATTTCCATTAAAAAAACTAAATGCCATTAAACACCCCCAGAGAAGAAGGTTTATCATTTTCATTATACCTCCGTTTTCCCATTTCTTCAACCTCGCACAAGAATGTTAGCAAATCCGTCAACATCAATTTCGCCACTCGTGGTTACCTTTCTTAATCGTAATAATACCCCGCTGAGAGTTATACTGTCAATATAGCACAATTCGCCTGATAGACCAGTAGCGACAACAGTGGTCTCGTCCGAGAAAATGTTAGTTGGGAACGGTATAAAAGTTCCACCAGAGAGAATGGGTTGGTTGGGAAATGATAGAACCACCCATGGGACAAATAGACGTAAAGTGACACCAAGAACGTAAATGTTAGAACTATCGTCGGGAACTGAAAGTTTTAGCCGAAATTGAATTGAAGTGAAGGTTAGTTCTCCGATAAAGGCTTCTTGCCATTCACTCCACGATGAAGACGGAGTATCCTTTTTCCTATACTGAACCGTTGCGGTAGCCTGGCCAATAACGCTTGAGAAAATTTGATAAAATACCTGCGTCTTTATTGGCGAGGTATAAGCAATCTCATCAGTTAGCGTATAATACGCTGTCTCCTGTAAGACTGGCATATCCCATGTGGAATATGTCGTTGACATATCCCATCCGCTAATTCCAACAGATAGACCATAAGACAGACCTCGTTGGTAAATGGTATCAAAATCTTCATCCCAGCGAATAATTGTCTTAAAAGTTAGCGCTTCTTGTATAACACCATTATATTCTATGGGTCGGACTTCTAAAACGTCATCATATTCATTAAGAAATTCCGTATCTTGAACGCAAACAATTTCTTTCATATCATTGTTTATCTTCGTGATAGTCACAGAAACGCTTGCTGGCGAGTCAGCATACCGACCAAAAATGTCAAGTGGCTTTACAAGAAAGGTATAGTTTCCGCTGGACAATCCTTTCACTTCAAACCCAGGCTTTGTCGTTGTGGTTAACAGAGCCGAGGTGTTCCAATTCACTCCAGCTCGGACTTCATAGCAGGAAACATACCGTTCTACATTTTCGTCCCAGGTAAGAGTGACCGTGTCTGGTGTAGAAAGCATTGCGACCAAACCAGTAATTTTGGCTTTTGGTGGAAGATTGATAGTCAATTCCTGCCACGGTGAACGATACTCGCCACCTGACCGAGAAACTGACGCGACACAAAATGATAGGTCAAACGATTCCTCATCTATGTAGTCCGCAAAGTTATATACATGAAAAATCAATGACCCGGTAGACGATTCGCCAACCATCTGTTCTTCACCAAGACGGATGTAGACTCTTGCTCCAGTAAATGAAGGGCAGAACTGTGGGTTCGTCCAGGATATGATAACGCCAGGAATGGCAACACCGCGTGATGGATACGACCAGAAATAAGAAGCAGAAATATTTGTAACTAATGGTAAGTCAAGAGAAAGCAATGATACATTTGTTCCAGAAATAACAATGCCAGTAGTTTCTTCGTAGACCTCGTCGTGGTATTCTACAGCGGAAAAACCAGCCTGGTTCCCAATCCGAGCAATTGAGATTATCCTGGCGAAAAAACGGTTATCTGGAATAGAAGAAATGACCCATAAATCCTGTGGGTAAATCGTCTCGCTAAAAGCATTGGCGACAACGACTTTTGACCCATCGACTGAAACAATGTTTTCAGTTAACACTGTCCCATTTTTTGTTCTGACGGTAATTTGTAAATTCCCGGTCTGGATGATATTAGCATCAAGAAAAAAAGTCTTATTATCATTTCCACAGGCGATAATCCTCCCTCCTTCGGTCCATTGAGGGACATCGTGCTGAAACAGCACAGTATCACCTGGTTGACATACAAACGAGTCCAGCCCAGATTTCCACTGGATAAGCCTGCGATTATATTTAGCGGATAGAAGGTAGTATTTCGCAATTCGAAGTGCTTGAGATTCTCGTGTAACACCAATAAGAGAATAAGACTTCTTTCTGACAGGATTATCCGCTTCATCTGAATCGTAAACTGCCGCCATACTCCGTGTAAAATTTCTTGACGCATCCCAGAATTCTACCTCTATAACATTAGGCGTTTCCTTGAACGACCCAAAAGTTTCCTGAAACGAATTAGCAATGATATTCCCAGAATTGAATACCTGAACGGGCATTTCAGGTTTATCAATAATGAAACTATACTTTCCGTTTGAAAAGAAGTCCAGGCAGCGAAAAGTAGTGCAAATCCTGTGTATCAAATCCACCGCTGATTGAGCGGAGTCTATGACGATGTCCAAACGAAACCGTTTCTCATAATGCCCGTCCTCCTGACACGGAATAAGCGTATCGCAGTAGTTAGCCAGTGAGACGAGTTCATCTTTGTCCTGCACCAATAATTGTCCTTGTGAAGAAGTATACGCACCAAGTCCGTATCGCTGGTTAGTGAGAATATCATAAAGAATCCATACAGGGTTAGCCGACCATTGGTAATGCCAGGTAATCCCATCCCAGAAGGCTTCTTCTCCAGTGGTGTCACGATAACACTGACTATCCTCGTCCCAGTAATACTGGTCATACCCTAACGGGTTTCCCGCACTATCAACAATTTTCGGTTGAAGGATTTTGACTCCTCGCACGACAGAGGTTACCGTAGGAACATTACCAGACAGCCTATCTGAAGCAAGAAGACGAATACCGATTAACGCCGTTCCCGGATACGCCAGGCTCCAGTCGGTGACCTCATCAATGTAAGACAGGTAAACATTACCAGCCTTTTTGGGGTCAGACTCAAAACTTTCAGTTACTCGTTCAATTTTTATCTGGTAATAGTCTCTATCAAGTGAAGGTGAAGAATAAGTGACTGTAAACGGTGAAGTAGACATCCGAGTAATCGTGATAGTCTCTGCCGTAGAAAAGTCGTCTTTGCTACCCAGTATCCTATATGACACATTTAACACAACCGTATTTGACCGGAAATCACCACCCGTGGCGTCGTAAAGCATCGGGAGTTTGAAATACAATACAAACCGGTCGACTTCAAGTGAAGTATTGACTATATACTCACCGGGTGAATTGATTTGAATAGCAGCAGTAGAGTTTAATGAATGAATGTCAGAAAAACCAACCATTGGTTCCTGGTCAATTGTGCCGAACCGTTTCTCAATATATGACACCTCGGAAGAGAAATATTCAATCGGCTGGTCATTAATACGAACATCGGTGATATTCTCGATCTCGCCCTCGCTTAGCGCAATCTGGATATTGAGAAAGTTATCAGAGACTGGCAAATTTTCGCCAGGGCGTCTACCAGTGATATCCGATTCTGAGAAATAGAAATCTTTACTCGACCCAGTCAGTGGAAAATATTCTGGCAATGGAAAATTATCTACATTCGTTATAACCGGAGAAATCGCAATAATATGTCTGTCAAATCCCGATTCCTGAAGAAGTATCACGTTCAAATTCCATGTCTTATTCTGTAAAGAGAGAATTTCTTCCAACCCAGACGAAGAAAAGAACGGTGGATAAAAAATTTCTCCGCTGGAAGGCTCACCCTGTACCCAGGAATAAGTATTTGATGGAACGACCCAGTTTTTTACTTCAAACTCTGTAAGAAACCAGTCTACCATAAAGCGTTTTCCAACAATATCTTTTGGGTCAGAGGAATATTTCAATTTCCATCCAGGCTTGCTTTTAATGAGGTTCTTCCTAAAAGAGTAGTAGTAAACAGTTTCACCACCAACTTCATACCATACCAGAGGATAAAATTTCATTGGAAAAGTCAAAGATGTATATTGTGAAGGTAGTGCTAAAGGGTTAAACGGGTTTAGAGAATGAGTGTTAGCATACCTTGGATTAACATAAATCTTTTCATCGGAAACCTTAAAATAGTTAAGGTAGGCTATTCCGGTAGCGGGAGTATTTGAGGGAAGATTCTCCACATACATATTGATAACCTGCCCTGCGACCTTATGCTCACCATAAACAATCGGGACAGGAGTATCTGGTGAAAAAGAGTTTTCCGTCAATTCCCAGGAGTATGTCGGGCTTTCTTTCTCCCCAAAGGGGACAGTAGTCTCAATGGGAAACAAAACCGACCCCAACATTGACCCAATAGAAAATCCTACTGATACAGCAACAATCGTTGCCGTGATACCCAATCCAACAGCAGAAGCGATTTGACCGGCAGCAAGTGCGCCAACGACTCCACCAATCAGCGGTGCGAACATTGCCTCGACTACTGGTAGAAAAAGAATCGCCTGCCCGTGGTAAACCATCTTACTACGAAACTTTTCAGGTGGGATTATTTTACCGAAAGAAACGGCGTAGCATTTCTCCGGGACAGAAGGGTTAAGCCGTCGGACTTCAAGAAATACATCTTCAATATATGACCCTCGTTTTACCAGAACTTTGGTGGAATAAAAGTTTTTGACAGAGAACGGTTCAGGGTAAAACCTTATGTTAACAGTTAAGAATTCATTTTTTTCTGTAGAAACCATACCTTATCCCTCGCTGAAACCGTTGGATTACCACGCCACGGCGTTGTTCTGCATGGATAAATTGTTGCTGACTGATTACAATTCCGACATGATATGTCTTATCAAACTTAAATAAAACAATATCGCCAGGCTTTTTTTTATGAGAAAAGACCGGGTAAAATGACTTAGAAAACAGTTCTACTGCCCGGTCAAATTTCCCCTGGTTGTCAAAATCTTTACGGTATATATCGGGCAACTTCTCTTTATAGACTTCTTCATAAAACTTTAGAACAAGTCCAATACAGTCAATTCCATCAACACCCCTTCCACCCCTACAATACTTTGTGCCAAGATATCTCTGAACAAATCCAATCATACTTTCCATATTCTTCGTCCCGGTACACCTGGAAACCCTCCAAACCGTGCTTGGTTCCCACGAAGGATACAGTCAGACAAATTTTTTCGACAGAAGGTTTGTCCTTCGGGCTCCTCGCCCGTGTATCCACATTCAATACTTTTATAGGTCCATGCGCAGTATGACCGAAGAAACCTGCGAAATGGTAAAGATACAGAGAAAACGTCCAGCGCAGGAATACAGATAAACTGGCATTCAGCAGGAGAAATTATACAAGAATCAACCACAAAGTGGTCTACAAGATGGCTATCTTCTTCTTCGACGAGTTCCGGGAAACATGTTCGAACTATAAGCGGTCTACCTCTAAACCCATCGTAGTTTTCTGCAAACGACCCAATATATCTTGAAGCATTGGCAATACTGATATTAACTCGTGGGAGACTTCCTTCAGAGGTTTCCTCAACCTGTTCCATTTTGACGGGAAAGGCTGTATATGTTTGTGACTGAAAAACAAGGTTTTCCTGGTGGTCGGTCAGGCAAACCATTTCCGTATCGGAATAGAACAACTGGTATAGGTGAACAAGAGCGGACCCGCTAAGCGCATTGAAAACCTCAATGCTTGACAGATTTTTCATAATACCTCTACAAGTTCCCAATCGTGGTATTCCCACAGACTTGGTGCGACTTTCGTGTCGGTCAAAGTATCGCTATTAGAAGAAACCCGGAAATAAAAGTCATAACTCACGCTAAACTCTACACCATTTTGTGGCGGAGAAGAAAAAGTTAACATCCCATACTCCGAGATGATATAAGATGGCAGGGATTCTGAGCAGGAAACTGCAACGCTGGTGACGTCAATTCTGGTTTTATACTCTCTCCACGCATCATAATAGTCCTTATACAACTGGAACTCAGTCGTAGTCCCATCCCCAGTAAAAGAACATACTGCGCTGTGGTCAAAAGGGTCCTTAAGAAGAAACACTTTCGCTTGTCCCATTGCGGCAGAATTGAAAAAGGAAATCACTTCATTCCGCTGTTCCTCATTCATCAATGACCAGGCGAATTTCCATCTTCGTCTTGGCCGTGTCCACCGTTGCCGTCTGTCCACCACACCGTTTTCGTATTCAGTGATTACTGTATTCCAATCCCAGTATCGTTCAACTGGATTACGAATGTAGTAATTAACCGTAGAGAATATCTCCTGTTCCATGCTCAACTCCTTCGAATCGGATGGTTTTCTTTAACTGCCATCTGAATAGATGAGGCGATAGCAGAACGGTTTTTGAGAATAAACTCTACTGCAGATTGAGTATCAATCGCAGAGATGTTAAAATGCAAGTTAACATTTGCAGGATTGATATGCCCTGTCCCAGCCCCGGAAGAATCCAGCCTGGCGATTAGTTCTCTGGTTTTCCACTGGGGGACAACGAGTTCACCCGCATGTGCAAGGATTGGAACTACTCCACCATGCTGAAACGACGGGACTTCGACTGGCGCAATAGTAGCGCCCATTGCTTGTTCATACTGCACATTAAGTCCAGCTGGGAATGGGGTTTGACCGCCAATCCTCAAAAAGGAGAATATCCACATAATAATTCTCGATGCAAGAATCTGCATTGCGAGTTTAACCAGCGTTTCCCAAACCATCTGCGTCAATCTACGAATCGCCGAACCAAAAGATTTCACAAAAGAGTTAGTGTGAGTTAACACACCGGCGAAAGATTCCGCAAAAGCCTCAGGTATGCCAGAAACAACATCTTTAATTGCATCTCCAATTGATGGTAAACTGCGGTTAATCGTCACTCTTATCCGTTCAAGATTATTTTCCCAATCAGTGTACCACTCAGGCTGAGGTTTCTTTTCTTTCTGCCGCCCAGCCTCAAGCAGGCTGAAAATATCTGAAAAATATTCGGGGTACGCAACCATAAGTTCATTAGCCGCTTTTTCCAGGGCATCAATACGGATTCTTCCTTCTTGCTGGTAAATCTCAGCACGACGAGACAGTTCCTTCTCAAGTAGGGAAGCAATTGCGTCTTCCGTCTCTTCCACCCTGGTGAGAATTTCCTCTTCACTCAAATCTTCGTTTAATAAAACTTTTTCCTTGTAGTCTTTATAGATATCAATGAGTTCAGTATACCCCAACAATTCAACTTTGACCTGGTCATCTTTTCCTTTAATCCTTTCTTTCAACTCTTTTCTATCAAACTCTCTAACACGGTGTTCACGTTCACGTTCACGCCGTTGCTCTTCCTGTTCCAGCCGAGTATTCAGTCTGGTAAGTTCTTCCTGATACTCTTCTTCAATTTTCAGTAAATTATCTTTATGCGCCTGATGCAATGTTTCCAGAAAAGCGTTTCTTTCCTGCTGGTTGATAACATCGCGGTTCGCCCAGGTAAGAAAAACAGATTCTTCTTCTTTAAACCGTTCCTCTTCCATCACTCGTTCAGTCTCTATACTCCGGGCGAGGTTTCTCTTGTAATCTTCTGCGTCCTGCTCTCTTAGCTCTTTTGCAGCAAGAATCCTTTCTCGTTCCGACTTGAGTAACGCCAGCTGCGTTTCCCGCTGAAACTCAATGAGCCGTGCAGGAATGGTTTCTTTCAACTGCTCTTTCAACAATAGCGCTACAGTTTCGGCTTCCATTGTTCCGACTTGAGCAAGCTTTGCAACTGCCTCATCGGTTCTATTAATCATATCTGTGACTTCGGAGAACACTCGTGGAAGTCTTTCCGCACGAGTGGAAAACTCAAGTAGTAACGAATTAGCTTCACGAAGAATTTCAGCACAACGTTCCTCCAACAAATTTCTTCTGGCTAACAAGTCATTAATCTTTGCTTGAGCGACTTCCTGCCACTGTGGTGTCTGTTTTACTTTCTCCCGCACTCCAGCAATGAGTGCGTCAATAAGTTCAATTTCGGACTGTATCGTCTCCTTTATCCTGCTGGCAGAGACCTGTCGCTGTAGTTCGTCGAAAAACTTGTTAAATTCTTTAGCCACATCTTCAGTCGATGGCATAATTGATGGAACAAACTTTTTCTGAGTCACGGTTTTAAGTTTATCCAGTTGTTTACTTTCCATTTCAGTAAGGGCTTCAAGTTCTTTCAGTATATTTGCCCTTGCCTGACGAATAGGGTTAACCAGAAGCGAGCCAATCTTATCAATCGGTCCTGACGGGAGAAGGTTGTATTCCTGTATCACGCGGATACGTTCTTCTCGTGTTCCACTGAGGTCGCTCAATTTTTTGATTAACTCTTGCCGCTTGTGGTATAATAACATCATCTGGTTATATGCAGACTGCGCTTGGCCCAGCCGTTGAAGTTCTGGTAAAGCTTGACGATAAACCGATAAGAGTTCTTTCCATAATGCAGTCTCTCGTTCAAGAGTCTTGACGCTTTCGCTGAGTTGGAGATTAGTTCTACTCATATAAACAGCAACGCCGGCTAAGATTGTTGCTAAGCCCAATAGCGTAGCGTTAAGCGGTGACATCAAAGATAAAATCCCTGATGATATAAACGAGAATTGTTTTAGTGCACCAATAAGAGTGAACAACGCACCAACAACCTGTATTACTCTGCCTGCTACGAGCAAACCAAGAGCGCCAAAAACCGTGAAAAAAGAGATTGCTCGTCTAATTTCTGGCGAAAGAGATGAAAACCAGTGTATCAACTTTGACAAGTGTGTCCCAATAGATTGAAATACCGGAGATAATGATTCCATTAGTTCCATTCCAACGAGACGAAATGTATTTCGCCAGATTATAAAGTTAGCATTGAGGTCAATTACGCGTTTGTTAAACTCTTCGGTTCGCGGAAGAGTCGATCCCCAGAAACTGTCCGCTATACCTTTAAGTTTATTCCAGGTTTCCGCCGACATCTCAAGAATTGGTATAAACTCTTCATACGCCTGGCCGAATACCCGTTGACCGATATATGCCTTATCTTGAGCGTTAGATAATGATTGGTAAACCTCTCGTATCTTATCCCAGAACTCCATCACGCCAATTGGTTGTTGACCAAGCCGAACTGGCGTCATTCCAACCGCAGTCAAGACTTCTCGCACTCTCGCTGCGACCAGCGACGTCCCTTGTCCCGCTGTAAGTAACGCCTGGTAGAAGTTATTCACACCTTTAGTCAGTTGCTGAATTGGCACACCAGCAGATTCAGCGACCATCGCCAATTGTAACCCTTGTTTGATGGAAATATTTGTCCCTGAAATCAATTTGACCATTTCAAGGTTGAACCGCACAGCCTCACGCACAGTAGCGGATATCGCTGCAACCATGACTATTCCAGTCTGTTCAATCTGTTTACCTGTGCGAAGCATAGCATAGCCAAGAGAATGCAGAATCGTCATCCGTTTGAGGTAAACCGCCTGACGGTCTTTCTCGCGATTAAGAGTCTGCTCAACCGCTTTTAGTTCGGTAAATGATAGAGTAGCGAGTTTCTCTTTCTCAACCCCAATGCGTCGAGCAATGTCGGGATGCCTGGTAAGTTCTTTTGAGAGTTTCTCAGCGAGAACAGTTCTTTTTTGTTCATTGGTATTCGCAATAACAGTCATTCTTATCTGGTCAGCAAGCTCACGCAATTGAAGGGTTTTCAATCTGGAGAGTTTTATTTCGGAAAGATTGAGTTGGTCAACAAGTTCTGGGTGGCGTTTAAGTTGTTCTGTAATCCTCTGGATTAACTGGTAACGCTGAGCGTGACGAGAGATTAGGATATTCTGTTTCGCAAGAAAAGCGTCGATATCAGTTTGCGCAACACGGTCAAACTCATTGAGTTTTTTCGCAATATTTTCTTTGTCGTATCCTGCCTTAATCAGCCGTTCCTCAAATTTTAATCGTTCCTCTTGAAATCGCTGCTGTGTCACCGCAGAAACTTCGTATTCCGTTCCAAATGTTGCACCTTTTGCAACAATTTTTCCACTGGTAAGCGTGACTTTTCCAGCTGCACCTTCACCAGCTTGAATGATTTTCTCCAGGTCTTTCTCACTGACACCTTTTGCTTGAGATATCGCTACGAGGAGCTTTTTGACTCGTTCCAATTTATCGGCTAAGTCTTTGTATGCATAAACGAGAGTGGAAACTCTTTCTTGTAACTCTTTCGTATCACGGATGGGTTGTGTGAAGTCTGATAAAATATCAAACTTAATTTTGTATGCCATTTTAGGTCCTATTAAGCCACTCGTCGTCTACTTCTTTACCGTGCAAAGACGAGGGTAAATCCTTCTCACTAATGAATTCGTCAAATACCCGTTTCCCTTCTTGCGACACGATAGCGCCAGCTCCGACTGCAATAGCAACCGCAAGGTTTTTCATTTCTTCTCGCTCTACCAGAAACGACTGGTAGTATAACGCAAAAAACTGGTTCAGGGAGAGGGTTGAGACGACTTTGTCTGGGGAGATGTGGAATTTCCAGGCAACTCTTGCGATTGCTCTGGTAAAGAAATCTCCAGCTGGCTGGCGATTTCTCTCACCTTTTCCAGCAGGTTGTAGGAATGTTTTAACAAAAAAGGGAAATCAATCGCCTCCATTACCTGTTCAATCGCAAAGATGAGAAACCCTGGTGTTTTCCGAACATCTTTGACATCGACTTTTAGCGACTTGCTGATAAAGTAAAGCATCTTCTCCTCGTCGAAAAACATTGTCTCACCCGAGGTGATAAACTGAAGAAACTCCATCGTATCTTTAATGTTTAGTGCGTGAAACCGTAATGGTTTGCCTCGATATTCCGCATCAACATAATCTTTCAAGAAAACGTCGTCTCTTTCACCCATTTCCACCCTCCCTTGCTTTCTGCAATAAGAGTTTCAGGTAACTAACGGTCATTACAAACCGTTTCAATTTAGCACCGAGCCCGTCAATCCGTGCGCTATAAAAGTCCGATATCACATGTTTAATCTGTGGCACGTCGCCCTTGATGTAAAAAAGAAAACAGGGCTGAGTGTTACTCGGCACAGCCGAGGTACATTCAGCCCCGGGTACAAGGTTTAGAACTACTGCAGCAAGATGAATATCAGAAAGATAAACACCTTGCTCATCAAACTTAATCGTTGATACACCTCGCCGAAACGGCTTTTTATCTTCAATCATCAATTCCTCCTTGTATTGGGGTTAGGATTCACTCGCTGGCGTAAACCAGCCAATTGTGCCACTGGTATCATCCCACAATACACGATAAGTCGTTTCAATAATTGCGTCTCCGGTCTTTGAAAACACGAAGTCGCCAAATCCTGTTGCAAAACATTTCGGAAACTCCCAGGTGACAATTGTCCCATCAGCCCGAGTACCGTAAATCTTAATTTTCTTAAACTTGGCTTCTGACGAGGTCGACAATCCTAACCTGCCGGAAAGACCGGTCACTCCTGGCTCGTCCCACATCAACGCAAGGTTTTCGTAAGTCACTTGAAGAAGACGAATGGTTATCTCATATCCTTCAGCAGTCGCAACGACATTAATCGGGTGTAACCGCTGGTCAGCCTCAACATCTCTCGCTGTTCTCGTCTTTCTAATTGTTATACCATCTCTGGTATAACCGACTTCAGTATACTCCTCGCCATAATTCCCAATTAGAACCGTCGCCGGAGATGAAACTAAGAGATTGCTATCGTAAGCCATGATAACCTCCTTCGTGTTAATAACTAAGTATGACTTCTAAATCAATCACTGGTTCACTATAATACATCCCCTCAATTCGTTCCTCATTCCAGGTTATTGCCGAGACCCTGATTCCATAGCCGTAGCCAGAAAGTGAGGCGTGTGGAGATAGTGTCTCAAGAATACTATCAATCAAGTCATCGGTCGAAGCCTCAGCAGATCGAAGGTCAACCATAGAGACATCAACAAGAAGCAGGCGAAGCATCACGGTTGATGGTAGCCATAATCCAGGCTGGTCAGTCTCGTGGTGTTCGCCAGACGCCATTCGCTTAACAATCGCACAAGCAGGACAGTCATTCACACTAAAACTTTTTGGCACACCGTGAGAAAAAATGTTCAACGCAACACCATTAAGATTCTTTATCCCCGCTGAAGCAATGACGTCGCTAATATAATCTTTTACCAGATTAACTTGCTGGATATACTTCATTTCTTTTTCCTTCCACCTTTCCCGTAGACCATACTGAAACTTCGTAATACGCCAGATTCAATACAGTGACGAATGAGATTGACAATCTCGTTCGCAGTCATACCTTTTATATCATCCATCGTGACTCCAGTTTCACGAATCAAGAATTTTATCATAGCATCTGGGTCACGCATATAGACCTCTCTTGCCATAGATGCTGATAAAGCCAGGTCTCGACAAACCTTATTCGAAATACTGTCAACGTCGGACAATTTGACCACTTGACGTATCTCACGAAGGTTACGCAAAACATCTTGTTTTCTGACCGTTTTCAGCACTGGTAATAACACTTCCCTTCTAAACTCAGCCGATGATAATGTTATATCCCATCCTTGAGCCTGATGTCCACGAACCATATCTATAAACGTATGGTATCGTTCGCCGAAATATAGTGGCGGTAAATCAGCCGCATACGGTTCAGTCAGCGAGGTTTCAACAACAATCCCCGCAAGCGAGACTGACCCGTCAGGCTCTGTTTGAAACATTTTACATCTTTCCACTTGAAACCCTTCTTTTTTATCAATTCCAGTCAACTCTCGCCGCATCGTGCCCGTAAACCACATTGGCGATGACCAAGAACCTTCTCTCGTCCAGCCGAGTTTCTTGACTTTCCATTCTCGCCAGTCTTCTGTAGAAAATGCGATTGGCGGGAATTTACCAAAACCTTTTGAAGTAATCTTATCGCTGACCGCACCACGGTATCGCATAGTTAACTTCCCCTCAATTTCTTCCTCAATCCGACCGATTACTATCTGCGTCTGTTTTCCTAAATAGAACCGAAATGTTTCACTAACAACCTTACATTTTGCAATGTGTCGCCGACCTATTAAACCTACAAACTCACGCACGGCTGAGGAAACTGATGCTGACAGCATTCCCGTGTAAAATCCGGTCGCACTATCCCCATAAGTCAACCTGATACCAGTATCTGCCATATTTCACACCAGTTTACTTCAAAACTCAGCGTCGTAGTATTCATCAACCGATTCTTCCCAATCGTCGCCCATAGTGAAAATCTGGTCAACATTGATGTGGTTAGACGTCATCGCGCCTAATCGTGTAACACTGGGCTGGATTATTTCTCCAGAGGAATCCAGTAACGGGACTTTCCCGGAAGCAATTTCTCTCAAAGTAGAAATCGCTCTATCATATCTCGCATGTATCCATGGCTGGTCTTTATCAGTAGAAGATGGTGTATAGGCATCTTTCTGCCAGAAAAACTCAAATAGTTCATACGCAATGGTTTTAATAATCTCGGGGACGGAATCCAGCGGCAGATTATACCTCGCTGAAAGGTGAGAATCAATTATTGCTTCCGCAGAGGAAATCCACCGCTGGACTTTCCCCGAGGATACCGTCCCTCGTTGCACCTGTAACGCAAGTTGCGGATACTCGGATAGCAACATCTCATAATCTATGTAAGCCATATTATGTCAGCACGTTAGTTAACGCATAAATCGCCGTGGAACACACCTCTTTGGGACAGTCTTCCCTCGACACTTTAACATACTGTCCTTCAGGGTCTTCACAATCCCAGACACGAGTATTCCAGTCACGGTAGATGAAGTTCGCTGCCCAAGTGAATGTCTTTGTCGTCCCACGAGGGGCTACGTATACCAGGTAGACATTGTCCGTCCAAACGCTTGAAAGCGACTCAGTGGCGCCTTTCCCGGTCGTGGCATACTGAATATTCGGAACAAGAACGTTGGGGATATCAAACAGCATCCCGATTAGTGAAGCCAGGTTGATATCCTGCTGTTTCCGATTCGGAATCAGCGTCCATACATCTCGCAAAGTAGAATCCATCACCATCACATTCCAGACCTCTTGCGGAATGACAATGGTGTTGGGATAAATCCCGCACTGGTCTTTAAATGCCTGAACCGCATCACGAATATCTGCTTCGATAGTCACACCAGACGCTGCATCCCATTTCGTACTTGGTGTGGTGGAGTAAGAAGCAGCCGCGGCAAGTGTGGCGATAGCATATTCTCTGTTCAGCATAATCTGCCGCTTTAGCCCAAAAGCCGCTTCTTTCACCAGGTCAAACCACTGCCCATAAGCCTCTTTCTGTTTCTCCGTGATAAGGTCTTTCAACGCATGTTCAGTACAGGCGTAAGTACCCTCTGATGGAACCCGTATCACATCATACACACCAGTAGTTGACTTAAACCCGACCTGGTCATCTACCAAGCCAGAAGAGTATTTTGCAAAAACCGCATACTTATCCGACACGCTTTGAACAGGAACTGGCGTCAGCAGTTTTTCTGCGATGAAAGTTTCCGCTGGCGGTTGGTAATCTATGACCAATTTGTCCAGAAGTTTTAAGTTAATGTATGTTGCCATGTTTCCTCCCTCATCTCTTTTTTTTTAGATTATCTGCGGACGAAGTAAAACAGATACCCTCGTCCCATTGGTTCCAGATTCTAATGCAATACCGACGACATAGTATCCCTGCGTGACTGAAGAAAGGTCGCTCACCGACCCTCCAGATACGACCTTACCAGAAGTCGTCGCCACGACATAATCCCCGGCGGATATCATGCCAGCAGCATCTATCTCAGCTATACCATCAATCTGAATCGCAACCGCATCATCATCACCCCACGTCCCGGCTGAGGTAAGATGGTTAAACAGCGTTACCCCAATTACTGCCGCAGACGTTGAAGTCGCATACTCGATTTCAGAAGAGTCGGTAGAAAGTTTCACTACACGATAGGGATAGATATCGCTACCAGTATCGTTAATCCGAGTAATCACAGTTCCAGCCGTATTAGTCTTTCTTGCCATGTTACCTCCTTACAGCAAGTTTTTCGCACGCATTTCCTCATATGCCTGAACGTGGGAAGTTAACCCTCGTTCCTGCATATACTTTTCCACTGTCTGCAACTCTTTATCTTCTTCTGTCAATTCTGTTTTACTCTTTTCTTCAAATGAAACATACTCTGGCAGCGCAGAGAAGATTTCTTTCAACGCATCGTGAATACTCAATTTGCGTTCCTTCCCATCTTCAGAAAAAGTCAATAACTGTGCATCGTTCATTGCTGTCTCAATCAGAACCGCCTTTACCTTTTCTGCATACGCCGGGAGTATTCTTGTCTTGTTCTGTTCCATGAACTTCTCTACTTTCAATAAGATATTTTCGCGGTACAACTCCTGTGTTGTCTTTTCTATCTTTTCAAACCTATCCATATCCACCTCCGGTTTTTCTTTCTGTTTTTCACAGCCAGCAATCACAAGTTTACCAGTCTCATCGCAATAAAGAACTTCAAGGTCTTTCAAATCCTTCATCTCGGGAATATCCATTCCGAGCAACGCCACCGCACGAAGGACTTTCCCATAAACATTTCCATCCTTATCCCTGAAGTTAATGTAAATCTCTGGCGAAAGCCTGCGGTATCCTGAAGCACGGATGATATCAGCAACACGTTTAGGGACGTCTTTGAAATCAGCAATAAGTTTCCCTTTCTCCACACGGAGATTTTCAACCCAGCCAAACGCTGGCAACGATGAATTTAACATTTTCCCAGAATCGGTTATAGCATCATCGCTGAACGATATGTGTCCGAGCGTAATTGGCGGTTTGACTATTTCCCTGAGTCTTGCCCAATTGGAAGCAATTTCATGTAAATCAGATTCGGTTATCTCCGTAGCGCCGTTTTTTACAGGTGAGGCAATTTCCTGGTCAAAAATGTTGACTGTTTCCATAAACTTAGCCGGATACCCATAATCTGGCACGGTCTTTTCCACAACGCCATACTTCCCAGACTTCAATGCAGCAACGAACTCGACCAATGCATCTTTAATTTTTTCCTGTGGAAGCTTGATAATCTCCTGAAGCCTCTTAATAATGTCATTTCTCTGCGAATCCATCAAGGGATAGCCATACTTTGACGCAAATGTGATGAACTCGTTGAGTTTAGCCACAATTTCTTTTTCATCACACTCAATTAATGAATCAAAAAACTCGTCAATCTTTTCATACTGTTTCGCCTGCAACGAAAGTTTGTCAATAAGATTGTCAATCTCGTCAAATGACTCACATTCGTTTATCAGTCTTTTTATCTCATCAAACATAGTTCGCCTCCCTGATTATTGGTATTATACTCACCACTCATCCCCTCTGTCAATAGAATGTAAATCTGATGCAGTAATGTTCCACACAGATTCGCCCGGTAACCGCTTCGCTACATAAGTTTTCCCACGGTAGGAAAACTTTATCAGTGTATCACTATTAATATAGACCACAGTCTTGCCAGCAGTCAATAGCGAAATTCTCGCAACGGTGTTTTTTGTAGGGTTGAGTTTACTTCCAGCGGGTAGAACAAAATTTTTCCAGTTATACTTACTCAAGTCAACTCCAGGGCGAATAACAGCGGGAGTATCTGTTTCCAGTGGGTTAGACTCACATTCAAAAACCTTGTTTCCAATGGTTAACAGATAATATTGTGTTGATGGCGAAGGACGAATGACTATTACAGGCTTACCATCTTTTGTTGTCCGTTTCCACGAAACATAGTGTAACTTCAAGTCCAACATTTCAGTAAACTTGGCTACACCAAGGCTAACCAATTCGTTACGCATGGCTAAAGCCTTCTCAAAGTTACCTTCTTGCCAATACCTCAGACCTTTCGGGACCTTTTCCCTGACTTGCTTCGGAATAGCAGACATACCGTGCGGCGGAAGGTAACCCTTCTCTACTGCACGCTGGCTCAAAACATATGGTGTCTGGTCTTCCGGGTGGATTAAAACCCAATATATCCCACTACGAACATTTTCCGGCTCAGGCTCGTTCCCTGGCGGTAGTATTTCCTTGAGTTCACGAGACAGAATTCGGAAAAACCACCTACCAGACAACCGTTCACCTTGAAAGAAATATTCGTGAAGGTGCGGCTGCTGGCTGCCATACTCCACTATACCCTTATCAGCAATAAGAAACACACCAGGGTAACTTCTTGTTGCTCCGACTTCACCCGGCGGCGAAACACCTTCTACAAAAAGCCATTCTTTGGGTTCAGGCGCTTTCTTTACCGCCTGAATTTCTCCTTCACGGACTATCCCGCTCTTTATTTTGCGTTCACGAATAGTATTGTTTTCAAAATCAATCTTGAACTCGTTTTCGTTAAACACTTTCCTCGCCTCATCTAATGTCATCACAGGCGAGGTCACTGTTTTTGGTAATGACAACAATAGCGTCCAGCCAAGCAGGTCGTATTTCCGTTCAAGCCTTAAGTCACCATGAACACTTTTTCCACGAAAATGTAATTGAATCACATACCGCCATTGATGAGACTCATCTGGCGCAATAAGAAATTCGTCTTCTGAATGTAATAGGAAAAAGTAGGGATAATAATGGATTGCCCCTTTACCTTTAGTCGCAAGAATTTCGTCTTCAGTCAACCGATGAAGTGAAGAAACAGCCTCAACCAGATTCATATTCATCTCCGAGATATATTAACGAGCCGTCGTTTATACGATAGTATCCCTTCTCTCGTTTTCGCCCACAAACCAATAGCTTAGTGATACCGCTCTTCGCCAGATGAACCTCTCGTTCAGATAACCGTATCACAGGCACAACTGCGGATTTAACAACTTCCTTAACAACTCTTCTGACTTCTTCCGGGCATTTCTCAGGGTGTAGCCGAGCACAACCTCGTTTAAGTATCTCTTTCGTGACTTCTTTGAGTTTCTGAACAACCAAATCTCGTGGATACTTTCTAATTCCATTAACAATCCAGGCGATGAGTAAACGGAAATCGTCTCGCAAAATGTCATCATTGACGGTAGATGGGTCGTAAGACGCCAGGTCTTCTATAAATTTCTGAACAAGCAAGCCGGAAAGTTTTGCTTTCTCTACGATATCGTTAAGACTATCAGGCTGGCTTTCCACTTCGTTTCGCTCATAGAACTTTGGTTCGTATGCGTTAGCAGAATAAAATCCTTCATCATCTCGATAAAGGTTGAAAGAATGAAACAAAATAGAGATAATATCGCCCGGAGAACACTTCGCATTTGTAGGATAAGTCCTGCCGATTGAAAGGTATTTCTTAAGAACAAGGTCTTCTTTTTTCACTTTATACTTTTCCGGCAACACCGCAATCTGGTAAGTAAAAACCGTCGGAACTCTGGTTTGGTTAACCTTCCATACAATGGCTTTAAGCGTCTCATATTTTTTAAACTTTAATAAACCGTTGGAATACCCGAAAATATACCGTTGGTCTTTTTTCAACATAGCGCCTTCAGAAGCAGGAGCGGAAACCAACCGTTTCAGTATCTTAACCGTTTTATCCCGGTCAGTTAATACGAAAGAAGGGACGATATTTATACCAGGAAGCGGTATGCCAATAGTAGATTGAATCTTAGAAAAGGTTTCATAGAGTTTACTCAACCTGGTAGATTCGTGCTCAAGATGAATATCCTCACCGTTGATATAAAGTAAAGAATGGATATTATACACTCCCGGTGAGTGTTCATCAGATTTCTGATGGAGGTAACCCGCTACAGTTTCACGATTAAGATGTTTTCCATCTTTCCACAACTCAAACTCACCAACACAGATAATACTTTCAACACAATTTAACTGTTTAATAATTCCACCGAACTTGCTATTATCAACTTGTTTTCCATCTTCAGAGTAAAACTCTATTTTCTCACCATATTTAAAGAGAATGACTGAAACACCATCATATTTCTTCTGCGCTATGACTTTACCATAGAGGTTCTCCTTTTCTATCCATTCGATAACAGAGTTAAAGTTCGGTTTCCCTTTGAGATACATTACCGCAGATAAGGCAGTCTTCGCAGGGTAAAAGAACCTGAACGGTATAACTCTATCTTCTTTTTCAGTTTCCAGCGCCTGTTTTTCAATTTCAGGCGATGCTGCACGAAGTTCTGAATAATTCTTTTTGGCAAACTCTGGCTCTCCTACATCGGTTTTTTTCAAGGCTCGTTTGGGACGAAGAATGAGGTCGTAAAGTGGGACATGCATCCAGTTGGGACCGACTGCCGATGGAATAAGATGTATTCTTTCACTGCCAAAGTCTCGTTGTAGTTTGAGTAATAGCGCATCAAATAAGTCTCTATTGTGCTGGTAAATCTCGTCAAACACGCCCTGTGGTAGACGTATGGTGATATCAATATCATTCGGCTCATGTTTACCATAAACTGTTGAGCCGGTTAAAGAAATAAAGTCTGGCACAAGAACAAATTCGCTTAACCCGGGCTTTTCTATTCGACTGGATTTGGTATTTCCTCCCATATCCTAACTCCTACCAGAATACCCTGA